GCCGGTGCTCCAGGACGGGGCGGCCATTCCGGCGCTCAGCCGACATCCGGTAGCCATCAGTCGTGGTGTAGCCCTGGCTTTTACGTGGCTGCGCGCCCCACTTGCCGACTGGGTCGCCCGTATGCAGCCAGCGCTGGTAGTGCATCCCGCACCAGCCGCGCCTCGTAGCTTGCCTCTCGCAGCTCTCGACAGCGCACGTTACCCCTTGCCATTTCGTTACGCGCTCTGACTGAGGAATCAAGGCAGCGCCACCTGCGTCACCGGTCCTGCGCAACCGTGCGTAGTGCGTCTCACAGTAGCCAAGAGACCTGACTGGGTTTTCACACCCTTCAACCGAGCAGGCCACTCCCGGGCTGTAATTCCGCGTTGCCTCTGCGCTGCCGTGCCTTTGAAACCTCATGTAGTGAAGTCGGCAGTAACCCTTGGCACTGTGCGGTTCATCACAGTCCTCTACCGAGCACACTGCCCCGGGATTCCAGGCGCGAGTTGCTTCTGGTGTTCCATGCCGCTCTACCCGATTCAGGTGGAGCTTGCAGTAACCGTGCGCATGCGGCTTGCTCGTGCAATCAACTGCCTGGCACTCCAGCGGCTGCCTGGCGTAGTCCCGCAACGGCGTGAGCGGCTTGCCGTTCATGAGCTGCTTGTAGTGCCGCGTGCAGTACCCGCGGCAGTATCGCAGCCTCGTGCAGCCCTCGAACGTGCATGGTTCAGTACTCTTAAGCACTGCTGGCCCCTCCCACACAGGGTGCTGGCTGAGAGCGGACGGCACGCACGCCGTCCGCTCTCCCCATGCTAGGGCCGGTACATGAACTGGCGCAAGCCTTCGCTCAAGAATGGCGCGTTCTGTTACGAGATCTGGTGCGAAAACGTGAAGACTCGCACATGCGCGCCCACGCTCTCGTACCAGTTCCCGAATCACTACAGTTCTCCTTCTGTTGCGTACCGAACGAGTTCTCGAAAAAACTCGATTATGCGCTGGCGCCTTTGTAAACGCGAATCGCGCCCGTGCGGTCCACCATCGTCCCGTCCCCACGGAGGATAGCCCTGAAGGTTACCAAATCCGTGGAGAAGGCGAAGTCATCGGACCTTTCGAACCTGACCCCGCCGACGAGCCGGACGAAGTACTGCGAGAAGTCCCCGAACGCGATCGACAGGGCGTTGGTGGCCAGGGCCGGCATGAACGGGTCGGCGACCAGCGGCTTGCCGAGCAGCAGGTCCGGGCTGCCGAGCACGGCTGACGGCTCCCAGATCGGGCGCCCCACCGTGTCGGTGATCTTGCGGAACCCGCCGATGGTCTTGTCCGCGGCCAGCCAGTAGCAGGACCGGCTCTGGCGGTACGGGGCGATGACCGAGTACTCCAGGTCGACCAGGTTGGCGTAGCTGGGCGCGCCGCCCACGCCGGTCGTGGCGCCGGTAACGCCCACGGAGTTGTTGACGATGCCGTAAGGCTGCCCGGCGCCTGACCCGTTGACCAGGTCGGTGCCGAACGCGTTGCCCAGCGCGCGGCCGGCCTGCATGGCCAGGTAGCCGAGCAGGTCGACGGCCGTGTCATCGATGAGCTCGCGGGCCACCTGGAGCAGGACGCCGTACTTGTACGCCGACAGCGTCTGCATGCTGAAGGCCGGGTCTGAGGACGCGATCGTGCCTGCCTGCGCCGCCGAGGCCGCCGTGGAGTGACCGGTCGTCTTCGGGACCTGCAGCGTCTCGCCACCGCCGGTGTTCAGCACCGTGGGACCGCACTGCATGACGCCGGAGACCTCAATGAGGTGCGCGATCAGCATGTCATAAAAATCAGTCGGCACGATTGAGGACGCGTTCGTGCCGCCGACGCCAGCGGTGGTCAGGATGCGGTAGTTCACCGGGCCGCGAGCCGCCGTGTCGTGCTTGAGCTCCATCGCCCGCGGGGTGCCGGGCTCGCCGCGCGCCCACTTGCGCAGCTCGGCATCCATCGCGCCCTGCGCCGGAGCCTTGCGGTCCTGCGGCTTGTCGGCCAGGTCGTTGAAGGCCTTGTCCGCGTCCGAGGCGCGCTTCTCCTGGTCCAGTACCGCCTTGATCCGGGTGTCCAAGACGGACATTTCTTCCTGCATCGCCTCCCACCGGCCCTGCTCCTCCGGCGTGAAGCTGCGGTTCTCCTCAGCCGCATCTTCGGCGATCTTCTTTGCTTCGTTCCAGACGTTGAGCCTGCGATCCCTAAGACGCTTGGCCACTTCGCTTGCCATTTTTAGCTACTCCTTTCGAGAGAAGCTCGTGACTTTCGCGCCAAGATATGACGCGACGGTCACCGGCTCCGTCCACACCCAGGAAGGGCAGCTACGGCCACGGATCTGTGGTACATTCACTCGCATGTCCCGTATCGACCTCACAGGACAGCGCTTCGGACAGCTCATAGCCGTCGAAGTCATGGAAGGCCAGCGCATCAACGGCGGCCTTGCCTGGCTGTGCCGCTGCGACTGCGGCACTGAAAAGGTCTTCGCCTCCGGCGAGCTACGCCGGGGTCGCGCCTGGTCCTGCGGCTGCGGCATGCCCCGGTCCGTCGACATCGCCGGCCAGCGCTTCGGCCGGCTGACCGCCCTCTCAGCAGTAGACGGCCAGCGCATCCACGGATCACTCGCCTGGCTCTGCCGTTGTGACTGCGGCACCGAGAAGGTCCTGTCCTCGGACACACTGCGCGCTGGCCGTACCCAGTCCTGCGGCTGCAACGGCATAGCGCACCCCATCAACCTGGCCGACCAACGCTTCGGGTCCCTGCTCGTCCTCGGTGCCGCTGAAGGCCAGCGCATCCACGGATCGCTTGCCTGGCTATGCCGCTGCGACTGCGGCACTGAGAAGGTCCTCGCCTCCAACGCACTACGCACCAGCCACACCCAGTCCTGCGGCTGCGGCATGCACGCCGGAACGCACGGCCAGTCGTCGCGGCAAGGCAAGCCCACGCCCGAGTACATGGCCTGGGAGGCCATGAAGCAGCGGTGCCTTAATCCCCGCCATAAGGCGTTCCCCCGATACGGCGGCCGAGGCATTACCGTGTGCCCGGAGTGGATTGACTCGTTCGAGGCCTTCTTCGCGCACGTCGGCCCACGCCCCGGCCCGGAATATAGCCTGGACCGCTACCCGGATAATAACGGGAACTACGAGCCGGGCAACGTACGCTGGACGACCTGGGAGGAGCAGAACCGGAACCAGCGCCCGCGCACGCCAGGACTGAAGCGACCCGGACGGCGCAAGGGGCCGCCACGGTACGCCGAATGCCACCCAGATCGCCCGCACGAAGCCAAGGGCCTGTGTCATGCGTGCTACCAGGCGGCCTGGTACCAGGCTCATCGTTCTCCTCCTCCCTGAACTTGTCTTTCCGGCTAACCGGGAAGTTTTCGGTTATACTGGGTGAGACCGTGCTACTCCATATCGGAATAGGGGTCTTCCATGTTCATCTGCAGGGCGAGCATGGCCTGCTGGCCGCTCAGGACGGGCTTGCGCGGCGGAGTAGGCTCTGAGCGCTTGGCCGGGCCGGCGTTATCGGTGCGGCGGAAGAACTCCATGCCCCGGCCGTCAGCCAGCCGTGAGCGCACTTCCTCCGGCTCGGCCTGCACCCAGTTGGACAGTGACTCCACCGCGCCGTTCAGCGCGCGGGCCGCCGCCGTCGAGTCCGGGTAAGCGGGATCGAGCACGGGCGCGACGTCCACCAGCTGCACCGACAGCAGCGTCCGCATGGGGTAGTTGAACTCGCTGACGCCCCACTCATCGCCGCCCGGGAAGACGCGGAACGCGAAGCTGGAGTGCCGGACGTCGCCGCGCTGGCAATATTCGATAATGTCTGCCCGGGACTGCGGCGGGATCACGTCGTACAGCAGGCCCTGCTCGTCCACCTTGAGGTCCAGCGTGCGAGCGTACGTCGTGCCCAGCAGCAGGTCATCCTTGTGGTTGAACCGGCAGACGACATCGGGCCAGTGATCAGCCCGGGACTCGTTGAACGCCAGCGGCGAGACCTGCTCCACGAAGCCGCCCAGCTTGCGCGACAGCTTGCCGAAGCAGGCCGCGTACCCGTAAATGTGCTTGGGGTCCTCCGGGTGCGCCTGGCGCACCTCCAGCGGGAACCGGGTGAACCGGCGCTCCGGGAAGCCGTCCGGCGGCACCTCGCCAAAAGATGAGCGCTGCGCGCCGGACACCGTGATGCCGAACTTGCGGGCTGCGGCCAGGATCTTCGGCAGCGCCTGCTTGCCGAAGGGCGACTGCGGCGCGCGGACCAGGGCATTGCGCGTGTGCGGGGCATCGTGCACGGGAAAGTGCCGCTTGCTGCGCGGCACCGTGCGGCCCGAGGAATCCTTCTTGCCGCCGTCCTCGATGTAGGCGAACGCGCTGTCGGGCAGGTTGTTGATCGCTGCCGTGTTCATCGCGGCCCGCGGCTCGTCACTCATGTGCATTCCTTGTCGTCCGGGGCTGCATCAGTGCGCCCTCCCGTTCCCGTTGCCGTTACTGCCATTCGCCGTCGCGAGCCGGGCCAGGTCCGCCTCCGACGGGATCCAGGGGCCGAGGAACTCCGGCTCCCGTCCCGCGGCCCTCCTCGCCTGCTGGAGGAGCCGCGCCGTGACGTCCGGGCCAAGATACTCATCCAGGAGGGCCCGCAGGTAGTCGAGCGTGATCGCCGAGTCATGATTATTACTGTTCCTGGCCGACCCTACCTGAGAAGCCAGGAAGTCTTCCGGCGTCGGCGTGCTCGGGCCGGCCTCCGGGGCGGACAGGCCCTGCTTCTGCAGTTCTTCCAGCTTCTGGGTGATGAGGTCGACCTCAAGGGTGATGCTCGGCAGCATCGACTTGGGAATGCCGCGGATCGACCGGGACATCGCCACCATGACGTCCAGCGGGATCTTCTCGTCACCCGTGGCGTTCGGGTACGGGGCCTTGTCTTCCTGGTCGCGGATCTCGTCAATGGTGAGCATGCCGATCGCGCGCTGCTGGGCGTAGATCTCCGTGCGCGTCTTCAGGTCGGTCTTCAGCAGCGCGTCAGCATTGAACCGGCAGAACCGGTTCTGCGGCAGCAGCCGGAAGAACGCCGTCTCCAGCCGGACGAGCCACGGCCGCAGCGCCTCAATCACTTGCAATGTGGACTGTTCTACTGTATTCCCCGTGAAATAGCAGGTGCCGTTGCGCCGCGCGAACCAGGTCTTATTCGGC